CACTGGCTCATGTTCCAGGGCCCGAACAAGGAAACCAGCGCCTGGGATTTCAAGCGAACCCTGGAGGCTCACCGGCAGATTTACGGCAACGGGTACGCGGAAATTGTGCGAGACGGTGCGGGGCGGCCCCAGTCGTTGTGGATCGTGACGCCCGACCGCGTGACCCCGACACGTGACCGCGACGGCAGCGTGGCCTACCTGGTCGAGAACGGAACCACCGAACCGACGCGGCTACGCGGTCAGGACATGTTCCATTTGCGTGGCCTGGGGTTCGACGGCCTGGTGGGATATTCGCCGATCGCGCTGGCACGCCAGGCGATTGGCCTGGGCATCGCCACCGAGCAATTCGGCGCCGCCTGGTTCGGCAACGGTTCGCACGGTTCGGCGGTGCTGGAATCACCCACCCCGCTGGCACCCGACCGCTCGGCCGCCCTGGCCCAACAGTTCGAGCGCCGCAACCGAGGCCCGAAAAACGCTAGCCGTGTGCTCGTGCTCGAAGGCGGCCTGCAATACAAGCCGATCAGCGTGCCGCCCGACGACGCCCAGTTCCTACAGACCCGCAAGTTCCAGGTCAGCGAAATCGCCAGGTGGTATAGAGTCCCACCGCACAAATTGGCCGACTTGGACCGCGCGACGTTCTCCAACATCGAGCACCAGGCCATCGAGTTCGTGACCGACGCCATTGTGCCGTGCGTCAATGGGTGGGAATCCGAGGCGCAGCGAAAGCTGATCGGCACGCCAGCCCGCAGAACCCTGTTCACGAGGATGTCGGTGCAGGCGCTGCTGCGTGGCGACCAGGGGGCCCGTGCAGACTATTACGAGAAGCTATGGCGCATGGGTGTGCTGTCTGCCAACGAAATCAGACGGTTTGAGGATCTCAACCCGATCGACGACGGTGACCAGCACCTGGTGCAGATGAACCTCACGAACCTGGACGACGTGGGCGACGAACCCGAACTGGAACCAGAGCCGGTGATCGAGCTACCCGACGACGACAGCGACGTGCGGGCCTATTCGGTCTATCTACTAGAGCCATTGTCGGAGTCACTGGGCCGTTGCGTGCGGAAGGAATCGCGCGCAATGGCCCAGGCAGCTGAGCGGGGCAAATTGGACGCGAAGCGAATAGCGTTCTACGAAACCTTCGACGATGAAGTGGCCGACGCGGTCGAACCCTGCGTGCGTGCCCTGGCGCGTTGTGTACGCGGCGACGCGTTCGGTGCGGCCGACGACGCCCTGGTGGCGACCATCGCCCGCGATTACGGCGCCGAGCACGTTGCCGAGAGCCTGGCCGACCTGGAGGCGGCCGCCGCCGCCGGTGACGTTGGCGGCCTGGCTGATCTATGGTCGATTGAGCGGGCACCACGCCACGCGGCCGCCATCATGGACAAGGCGACGAAAATGCTAGGAACCCAAAATGAAATCAGAACATGAAATCAGGCACGCCAGCGTTCAGGAACTACGCGCCGGGGGCGGCGAATTGCCCACCCTGGAGGGATACGCGGCCGTCTTCGATGAACCGAGCGAACCGATAGGCGGCATGTTCCTGGAGTTTGTCGATCGGGGGGCGTTCACGCGGTCCCTGGCAAGCGGGCCCGATGTTCGGGCCCTGGTCGACCACGACCCGAGCAAGATACTTGGCAGGTCGACGGCTGGCACGCTTCGGCTTCGCGAGGATTCGCACGGGCTGCTGGCGTCTATCACCCCACCGGATACGACCGTGGGCCGCGATATTGCGGAATCGGTCAGGCGGGGCGACGTGTCGCAGATGTCGTTCGCGTTTAGCGTGGTCGGCCAGGCCTGGGAGGAGCCCGAGGGCGACCAGTTGCCCAGGCGGCACCTGGTCGACGTCGATTTGCACGACGTCTCGGTTGTGACCTACCCGGCCTATACCGGCACCGAAATCAGCGCCCGAACCGTCAGCGAATACGAAGCCGCGATGCGGCAGCGGTCGGTGCTCGATCGCCAAGCGGCCCAGGCCGCCTACCTGGCACATTTGGAGGTTGGCCACCCTGGCATATAATTAGGAAAACTTGCCCAAGCCACGCCACGCGTGCACCGGCCTAGACCGTTGCCCGCGTGACCGTGCGACGGCGAATCGTCCATGCTCAGCCATCGGCGCATCGTCAACCTTAAACCAGGTTGTCGGTGCGCTTTTTTTTGGGCGAGCGTTACCGGCGATACACAAAGGTCGAAACCATGACAATTCAAGAACTACGCGAGGCCCAATCGGCAGCGCATAACAACGGGGCGGCCATCGCCGCCGCCGCTGAGGCCGAGGGGCGGCAACTGACCGCTTCCGACGTCGAGCGGCTCGAAACGTACCAGGACGAATTTAGGCAGCTGAAAGTACAAATCGAGCAACTGAACGAACTGGCCGACCAGGCAGCGCAACTGAATGCCGTCGACGGTCGACGCACGGAACCGGCAGAACCGACGACCGAGCCACGCGGCGTATCGAAAATCACCGGGGGCACCTATCGCAACGACGACAAGGGCCTGTGGGGTTTCCGAGATATGGGCGAGTGGGCCAACGCCGTCGCCCGTGCGAATCGGCCAGGCAACCCGCAGATGGATGAGCGGCTACGCACAGAACTGCGTGCCGATCCCGACGGCGCCAATGAGGCAATCGACAGTGAAGGTGGCTTCGCAGTACCGCCAGACGCCCGACGTGATATCAACGCCCTGATCCGGGGCGAAGATTCGTTGTTGGGTCGGTGCGATGAAATCACCACCGGCAGCAACCGTCTCACGGTCCCGACCGACGAAACGACGCCCTGGGGTTCTAGTGGCATCCAGGCATACTGGGATTCAGAACAGAGCCAGGCGACGCAGTCGAAGCCCAGTATTCAGGAAGTCGGCGTCACGCTTCACAAGCTGCGGGCCCTGGCACCTGTTACCGACGAACTGCTCGAAGACAACAGCGCAATGGCGGCCTATTTGAATCGCAAGGCCCCCGAAGTGCTCACGTACAAGATCAACGAAGCAATCGTACAGGGCACGGGTGCGGGCCAGCCCCTGGGAATCCTGAACAGTGGCGGCAAGGTCGAGGTTGCGAAGGTCGGTAGCCAGGTGGCCGACACGGTGGTCGGGGTCAATGTCATCAACATGTGGTCACGCCTGTATGCACCCTCGCGGCCGAACGCCGTGTGGCTGATCAACCAGGACGTGGAACCGGAACTGCTGACCCTTCAAAAGCAGGGCAAGCTGGATACCGGCGCATCGACTGCCGACTGGGGCGAAGCGCTTTACATGCCAGCCGGTGGCCTAAGCGGCGCGCCTTACGGCACGCTTTTCGGGCGGCCTGTCATCCCGACCCAGGCGTGCGAAACCTTGGGCGATGCGGGTGACATCATCCTGGCCGACCTGGGCCAGTACCTGGCACCGGTCAAGGGCGGCGGTATTCGCCAGTCGTCGAGCATCCACCTCTGGTTCGATTGGGACGTGACCGCGTTCAAATTCTCATTCCGTATGGGCGGCCAGCCGTGGCTGTCGGCCCCGATTTCGCCGCGTGATGGAAGCACCACGCTGTCACCCTTCGTCACCCTGGCCGCTAGGGCCTAATCAGTAGGAGCAACGATCTCATGGGTTCTCCATTTACGCAAAATTCGCAAATCGTCAGCGGGTTCGTGCCCGTCGACATGCAAGCCGGTGCAAACACCGGCGACTGGGTCAGCGTTGAGAATTTCAACCACGTGGCGATTGTATTTTTCAAGGCAGCTGGCACGGCGGGCGATGATCCCACGATTACCGTTTCCCAGGCGACCGACGCCGCAGGTACATCGTCCAAGGCGTTGAATTTCACGCGCATTTATACGAAGCAGGGCACCCTTTCGAGCGTGGCAAATTTCACCCTTACCACGCAATCGGCGGCCAACACCTACACCGACGCGACGTCGGCCGAGGTCCAGGCTATCTGGGTGGTCGAATTCGACGCCGACGACCTTGACGTATCGTCGGGGTTCACGCACGTTCAGGCGAGCGTGGCCGACGTGGGCAGCAACGCCCAGGTGGGTGCGTGCCTCTACCTGGCGACGGAGCCACGCTACGCGGCGGCAGTTGCCGACGCTACCAGCGCGATCAGCTGACGGGTGGTCTTTCTCTTTTTCCGGTCTGGCGCGCCCTTCGGGGCGCGCTAGACTTTTTCGAGGTTGGGCATGCGAATCAAATTCACCGCGAAACCAAGCGCAAACGCTGGCGGCGAAGCGTTTGAAGTCGGCGAGGTCTACGACCTGGACGAACCGAGTGCCTGGCGTTGGGTTCGTCGCAAGGTGGCCGAAATAGTCGAGGTCGAAACGGCCGACGCAGCGCCTCGCAAGCGACGAGGCCGGGCGCGAAAAACCAAGGGAACAACCGATGGGTCTGACGCAGACAACAAAACCGTCGGGTGAACCTGTCACCCTGGACGCGTTCAAGAACCACGCGAGGATCGACGGCGACCACGACAACGAAGCGGCGCAGCTGCTGCTGCGTTCGGCGACGCGGCATATCGAGCACCTGACCGCGCGACAGTTCATCAACGCGACCTGGCAATACACCTTCGACGCGTGGCCCGCTTCTGGCGTGGTCTGGATTCCAAAGGCGCCCCTTGTTTCGGTTACGTCTATCACCTACCTGGACGGCGACGGTGCCACGCAAACGGTATCAACCGACGTCTACCAGGCGGTGACGAACGAAGCGCCGGGTTCGATTCGCTTGAAGTATGGGCAATCCTGGCCGTCGGCCCGAGAGGATACCGACGCGGTAACGGTCACATTTGTCGCGGGCTACGGTGCCGACGCGGCAAACGTGCCCGAGGTGGCACGGTTCGCCATTCAGCGCCTGGGCACCTTCTGGTATTGGAACCCTGGCACCAGCGAAACGCCGCTGGACGTCGATAGCGTGGTTCAAAATCTCAAAGCGTTTCCCCGCGTGGAGGTGCTGAATGGCTGACGTGACCATCACGGCGGCCCAGGTGCAGCCGTCGACCACGGGGGGCTGGACATTGGGCCAGGGTATCGCCGGCGCCACCATTACCGCAGGGCAACCGATATACGCCGACGCAACTGACGGCGGCAAGCTCAAACCGGCTGACGCCGACGCCGAAGCGACAGCGGCCGCCAGGGGGATCGCAGTATCAAACGCAGCAGATGAGCAACCGGTGCGCTACCTGGTCGCGGGGCCCGTCATCCTGGGCAGCGGCAACCTGGTGCAGGGCCGCAGCTATTTCGTATCGAGTAATGCCGGCGGAATTTGCCGAGAGGCCGACGTGGCGTCAAGCAAATACACGACGGCACTGGGCCTGGCGACCACGACCAGTGAACTGACCGTGAATTTGCAATCGTCGGGCGTCACCAACAGCGCATGAAACTACCAGCGGACAACATGCGGCACCGTGCCATTCTCCTGGCGTCTGACGAGGCGGGCGACCCGTACGGACAGCCGACGCGTGCGTGGCGTCAGCAGGGCCAGCCGCGATGGGTGAGCATCGAACCCCTGCGAGCCCACGACATCTTCGCCGCAGACCAGAACCAGACCACCGAGACGCACGTGGTGCGTATGGCCTGGACGCCGACACCACCCACAACGCAGCAGCGTCTGCAACTGCTCACCACCGGCCGCCTTTTTGAAATCTCACGCGTGACCGATCTGAAAGAGGACCACCGCGTCACCGAATTACTCGTGAC